AATAAGAGATTAAACTAGATTTTCATAAATTAGAGGCGCTTTTGCGCCTCTTTTTTTTTGTTTATAATAATAAAGAAATTTTTAATATTTATAACAAAATACTAATAATATGAATGTACCAATTTGGCCCGGGTCATCATCATTCGCACCTGGTGCAACACCGTTTGGTTTTTATGACACACAAGCAGATTTTGATTTAGATGCAGATAAAATTGCTGATTTTTGTGCAAGAAGATTAGGTTATCCATTAGTGGATGTTGAATTACAATCAGGATCGTTTTATACTGCTTTTGAAGAAGCGGTAACTACCTATGGAAATGAATTATATGCTTATAAAGTAAGAGATAATCAACTAACATTAGAAGGTTTATCAACACAATCAAGTTTAAACACGGCAATAATAACACCTAGTTTTGAACCAATAGTAAGACTTACAGAAATGTATGGTGCTGAAGCAGGATCAGGTGGTAACGTGCCTTATTATTCTGGTTCATTTGCTTTAACTTCAAGTCAACAAGATTATTCATTTGACACATTTATGTCTCAAAGTTTAATAACTAGTTCTTTAGGATCAGGTTTAAAAGCTTTCGGAGATTTTGGCATAGAAGTTAAAAGAGTATTTTATCAAGAACCATTACCAGCATCAGCTATACTAATGGATCCTTATAATGGATTTGGATTTGGAGGAGCTATTGCTGCTGGAATTGCAGGTGTAGGTGGATTTGGAGGAGCAGAAGGTTTCTTAATGATGCCCTTAAATTATGATTTACAAGTTATTCAATCTATTGATATGAATAGACAAGTTAGAAGAAGTAATTATAGCTTTGAAATAAGAAATGATAAATTAAGATTATTTCCAATACCTAATTTTAGTGGTGGAAATGATGATTGTGATGGGTGTTGTGAACGTAGAGTTTGGTTTGAATATATAATTAGATCCGAAAGAATAGATGGATCAGTTAAACAAACACCAGACAAAGTAACAAATGTTTCAAACACACCATACGAAAATCCGAATTACAATCAAATTAATTCAATTGGTAGACAATGGATTTTTGAATATACCTTATCTATATCTAAAGAAATGTTAGGGTATGTAAGAGGAAAATATAGCAGTATACCTATTCCGAATGCTGAAGTTAATTTAAATCAAGGTGATTTAATATCAGCTGCAACATCTGAAAAAACAGCATTACTTGAAAGATTAAGAAATTATTTCGATGAAACATCAAGACAAGCATTATTAAATCGTAGGGCATCTGAAGCTGAAGCTAAGATGATAGAGTTACAACAAGTGCCTTACACAATCTATATAGCATAATATGGCAATGTTCACCACCCAGAGAGATATGTCTCTGGTTAGAAAGTTAAATAGGGAACTGATGGGTAATATTATTACTCAGCAATGCTCTTTATATCAATTTAAGTTAGAAGAAACTAAAGTTAATTTATATGGAGAAGCCGATGAAGAAAAATTTTATGACGGTCCTTTTATATTTAATGTTTTAATAAATAGAGAAAATGAACAATATGTTGATAATGTAGAAGGTGTCCAATTTGGACAAGGAATTCAATTTTATTTTTTTAGAGATGATTTAGTAGATGCAGACGTATTACCTAGAGTAGGTGATATTATTTTATACCAAGAAGGATATTATGGAGTACAAGGTACAGTAGCTAACCAATATTGGGGAGGTAAAAATCCAAAATATCCAAATAATGTTAACCCACTAAACCCAGGATTAGAAAACTTTGGTAATAACTTATCAACATTAGTTTCAACATATTATATCCCAGCGGATAAAGTAGCAATTTCACCTTATAGAGAAAGAATGTAATGGCAAAACCTAGAAAACCTACACCAAAAACTCAAAAACAAATATCTGTTTCAAAGCAAAAAGCTTTTAACGGTATTGAAGACAGAGGTATTTTAACTAACCCTAATATTGCTGATGGGCATGAAAATGCTAATTACCAAGATACAGGAATAAGTTTTAATAGGTCTGAAGAAATGAGCTTTAAAGATGATAAAACAAAGCAATATTCTGTTGGTATACAAGATTTAGATGAAGCTGTATTTTATTATTTTGAAAATGTAATTAAACCCTTTGTTACCCAAAACGGTCAACGTAGAGAAGTACCTGTAATATATGGTGCTCCTGAGAGATGGAAATCATTTCAAAGAGATGGGTATTATAGAGATAAACAAGGTGCAATTATGTTACCTATTATTGTAATAAAAAGAGATACAATAACAAAAGATAGATCAGTAGCTAATAAATTAGATTCTAATCAACCTAACTTATATGGTACATGGTCTAAAACATATGGTGCAGATAATTTTTATGATAATTTTTCATTATTAAATAATAGAAAACCAGTTGACACTTACCATGTAGTAGCACAACCAGATTACGTAACATTAGAATATAGTTGTCTTATACAAACATATTATATGTCTCAGCTAAATAAAATTATTGAGGCATGTGAATACGCATCCGATTCATACTGGGGTAATCCAGAAAGATATAAATTTAGAGCATTTATTGATTCATTCGCAACAGCAACAGAACTAATAATGGGTCAAGACAGACTTGTTAAGGGTACTTTTAATATAAGATTAAGAGGTTACATTATTCCTGATGTTATACAAAAGGATTTAAACGCAATGAAAAAATATAGTTCAAAGGCTAAAGTAACAATTTCAACAGAAACAGTAAGGGATATGAGAGATACTATACCTTTAAGAAATCCTACAACAGATGGTAGAATAAGAGATTAATTTTAATAAATCTAAATATATTTATAATCAAACAAATACATTATGTCTAAAAAGTTATCAGAAAAAGAGTTACAATTACTAAATAGTTATCAAACAAAAAACAATGATATAATATTTAGTTTAGGATCCATAGAATTAAATAAAATGGTCCAAAGCGAAAAAAAAGAGGAGTTATTTAAAAATTTTAAAGAACTTCAAAAAGAACAAGGCATTACTGCTAAAGAGTTAGAAGAAAAATACGGTAGTGGGAATATAAATTTAACAAATGGTGAAATAAGTCCGATAGAATAGACTTTTGAGGAAATTTCTAATATTTATAACAAAATAATACTTTAATATATAATATAAAGCAATGGCAGAAACATTAATATCTCCAGGCGTATTGGCAAGAGAAAATGATCAATCATTTATCCAGCAAAACCCATTAAATTTCGGAGCAGCGATTATAGGACCAGCAGTAAAAGGACCTGTAGAAAAACCTACATTAGTTACTTCATTCAGTGAGTACCAAGCAATATTTGGTCAAACAGTTGAAAGTGCATCTCTACAGTATTCTTACTTAACCTCTACAGCGGCTAACAATTACTTTAGACAAGGTGGAACTTCATTATTAGTAACAAGAGTTACTCATGGTGATTTCGCTCCAGCATTTACTTCAGGTAGTACTGCAGGATCTGGAAATAGTGGAATCATGAATCTTGAAACATCACAATCATTCCAAATTCAAACAATTTCTGAAGGAACTATAATGAATAATTATGCAGCTACAGACGCTGCAAGTGGTACATTAGCATTAGGTACTGCAGATAATGTTAGATGGCAAATTGCTGGTGTTAATACAGGATCAGGTACTTTCTCTTTAATAGTAAGACAAGGTAATGATACTTCAAATTCTCCATCAATTTTAGAAACGTTTAATGATTTATCATTAGATCCATTCCAACCAAATTATATAGAAAGAGTAATAGGTAATACTACTCACGAAATTGCACAGGATGGAGCTGATTATTATGTTAAAACAACAGGTGATTATTTAAACAGAAGTAAATATATAAGTGTAAAATCAGTATTAACTCCTACCCCAAATTTCTTTAATAATGCAGGTGGAGTAAGTAGTGGTTCAGCAGGAACTTTATATTCAAGATTTATACCAGTAGCATCTTCGGGATCATTCACGGGAGCAACTGGAGCAAATATTCAGGTAGCAATGTCGCCGGCTAAATTTAATAGCAACATAATTGACACGAATATACAGGGATTAACGGCAACAGATTATTCAGCATCAATATCATTACTTAATAATAAAGATGATTATAATTTTAATGTTATAGTTGCTCCGGGATTAATTGGAGACTCAACATTTACAAATTCGTTAGTTCAAGTTAATTCATTAGTTGCTTTAGCAGAAAATAGACAAGATTGTATCACAGTAGTTGATCCATCATGCTATGGTAAAACAGTATCACAAACAGTAGCAAGTGCTACAGCATTTGATTCAAGTTACGCAGCTGCGTATTGGCCGTGGTTACAAGCAATAGACCCAACTAGCGGCATGACCACTTGGTCTCCAGCTTCAGCATTTATTCCAGGCGTATATTCATTTACAGACGCATCATCTGAGCCATGGTTCGCACCAGCAGGTTTAGTTAGAGGTGCTTTAGGAAATGTTATAAGAGCAGAACAAAGATTAACATCAGGACAAAGAGACACTTTATATAGTGGAAATGTAAATCCAATAGCAACTTTCCCAGCAGCGGGAGTAGTAGTATTTGGACAAAAAACATTACAACGTAGAGCAAGTGCATTAGATAGAGTAAATGTAAGAAGATTGCTAATAGCAGTTAAATCATTTATAGTACAAGTATCAGATAACTTAGTGTTTGAGCAAAATACAATTAGTACAAGAAATAACTTCTTGACACAAGTTAACCCATACTTAGAATCAGTACAACAAAGACAAGGTTTATTCGCGTTTAAAGTTGTAATGAACGAAACTAACAATACACCAGATGTTATTGATAGAAACGAATTAGTTGGAGCAATATATTTACAACCAACTAAAACAGCAGAATTCATTATCCTAGATTTCAATGTATTACCAACAGGAGTTGATTTCCCTGCATAAAAACTAAAAAACAGAATATTTATAATAAAATAAATAAAATAATAAAATGGCAGTATTAGACCCAAACGAAATATTTTTCACAGCTTTTGAACCTAAACAAAAGAATAGATTCATAATGTATGTAGATGGAATTCCTTCTTATCAAATTAAGGGAATTGGAGCTGTAACACTAACTCAAGGAACGGTAGCCTTAAACCATATTAATGTTGAAAGATATGTAAAAGGTAAAACAAAATGGAATACAATTCAGATGACATTATTTGATCCAATTACTCCTAGTGGTGCTCAAGCATGTATGGAGTGGGTTAGATTACATCATGAATCAGTAACAGGTAGAGATGGATATAGTGATTTTTATAAAAAAGATTTAACTATGAACGTATTAGGACCTGTAGGTGATATCGTATCTGAATGGATTATTAAAGGAGCTTTAATTACTGAAGCTAACTTTGGAGATTTCAATTGGGATACTGAAAATGCTGCACAAGAAATACAATTAACAGTACAACCAGATTATTGTATTTTAAATTTCTAATAGAAATTAACATATTTTTAAAAATAGCTTGGCTTACGCCAGGCTTTTTTTTATATTACATATGTATACACGAACAAAGTTTTAATTAAAATAAAGATTATGAGTGAATTTAAATTCCCTACTGAAACAGTAGATTTACCTTCTAAAGGATTAGTATATCCTAAAGATCACATATTACGTAGTGGTAAAGTTGAAATAAAATATATGACAGCTAAAGAAGAAGATATTCTTACTAACTCTGCATATATTAAAAATGGTACAGTAATTGATAAATTAATAGATTCTGTAATAGTAACAGAAGGAGTTAATCATAAAGATTTAATAGTAGGAGATAAAAATGCAGTAATGATAGCTACTCGTATTTTAGGATATGGTGCTGATTATAAAGTTATGATTGGTAATGAAGAGCATGTAATTGATTTAGGACAGTTAGAAAATAAAGAATTTGATTCTTCTTTAATTACAGATGGCCAAAATGAATTTAACTTTAAATTACCACATTCTAAAATAGATGTAACTTACAAAATACTAACAGGGAATGATGAAAGTAAAATTAGTAGAGAAGTTGCAGGTCTAAAAAAATTAAATAAAAATTCTAGTGCAGAATTATCTACTAGGATGAAATATATGCTCCTTTCAATAAATGGAGATTCAGATAAAAAAACCGTTAGAGAATTCGTAGATAATGGCTTTTTAGCAAGAGATGCTAGAGCTTTTAGAGATCACATTAAAACTACATCCCCGGATGTAGATTTATCCTACATATTGGATAGCGGGAAGGAGGTAGAGGTCACTATTGGCCTAAGCTTTTTTTGGCCTGAACTCGGAAACAGCCTCTAAAATTAGGTTATCCGTTTTTAAACAAATTCACGAAATAGTATTTCACGGTAAGGGTGGTTATGACCATCAAACTGTATATAACATGCCTCTTTGGTTAAGAAAATATACTTTCCATCAAATAAACGAATTTTACGAAAATGAAGCAAAAGCCCAAAAAGAAGCTTCAAAAGGGAAAAACCAATCAAATGTAATAAACTCAGAGGGAAAAGTAAATACACCCGATTTTTTAAAAGGTGATAATAGTTTTAAAGGTAAAAGTGGTTATAAATAAATTTTTTTACAATATTTATAACATATAACTAAAAACATTATAAACCATGCCCCTAGGAGACGGAAAGGCTAAAAAAGAAACCAAAGAAATTAATGAAGAATTAGGGTTTATCCTTGATGCTGTTACTAGTATTGGTGATAAGTTAGTTGCATCCTTTGAAGATGCAGTTGATGGGGCTGAAAATTTAAATAATAGTGTAGAAATTATAGGTAAAACCATGCAACGTGGTTTAGCTGCTGATCTTAAAGCAGTAGTAAAAAATACAAACAATTTAATAGATTTAGGAGCTAAAGTTAACATGGGGCTAGCAACCCAAGCAGACTTTGCTAAAACATCAGAACAAATTGCTTATAGTAGAGCAAGATTACTAGCTAAACGAGAAATTTTAGCTGGAAAATTAACTGACGCACAATTAGAGCTTTTAGATGCTGAGTTAGGAGAATTAGATGCTCAAGATTTAATAAATAAAAAATTAGAAGCTAAAAACGCAAAATTACAAAAAGCAAAATCATTATTCCAACTAGCCAAAGAAAATGCTGGGGGCATCGCAGATAAAATTGATAAATCTGGTACTTTATCCACAATATTAGAAAAAGGGATAGGTGCCGTACTTACTCCTATGAGATTATTAGAAGTAAGTGCTTTAGCATTATTCCAAGCTATAGTATCTACTGATAAGCAGACGGGTGATATGGCTAAAAGTATGAATATTACTTACACTGAAGCTAATAAGCTACAGAGGGAAATGTCATCAGTAGCTAATTTATCAATGTCTGCTAAAATAACAGCTGAAGGATTAGGTAAAGCTTTAATGGCTGTAAATTCAGAATTAGGTATTACTAATACTACTGTAAATGCTAATTTAGTATTCTTCCAAGAAATGCATAAATATGCAGGATTAACATATGAAGAATTACAAGGTGTTAATGCTATTACAAATGCTACAGGTGGAGATTTAAAAAGAAACACTGGTGAAATTTTAGCCCAAGCTAAAATACAGGGAACAAGATTAGGAGTATCATTAAATGAAAAAGAAGTATTAAAAGACATAAGTAAAGTATCAGCAGCTACTACTGTATCACTTGGGATGAGTGCGGATGAAATAGGTAAAGCAGTAAGCGTTGCTAAATCTTTAGGTTTAGAATTAGGTAAAGTTGATGGTATAGCAAGTAGTATACTTGATTTTGAATCTTCAATTGAAAAAGAATTAGAGGCAGAATTATTATTAGGAAAAGATATTAATTTAGAAAAAGCAAGAACCGCAGCTTTAAATAATGATTTAGCTACATTAGCAGAAGAAATAGCAGAACAAGCAGGCACAGCAGCAGAATTTGGTGCTATGAATAGGATTGAACAAGAAGCTTTAGCCGCAGCTGTTGGTATGGGAAGAGAAGAATTAGGTGAAATGTTATTTACTCAAGAACAATTAGTAGGTTTATCCGGAGATGAATTAGCTATAAGAGAAAAACAAATTAATGACCTACAAGCTAAAGGATTATCACAAGACGCAATAAAAGCAAAATTAGCATCACAAAGTGTAGGTGATTTAAAATCACAAGTTAGTGCTCAAGAAAATTTATCATCTGCTGTTTCAAAAATGAAAGAATTATTTGTCAGTATAGCAGGCCCAGTTCTTTCAATAATAACACCTATAGTAGACATATTAGTACCTGCTATTGGGGTTTTAGCTATTGCATTTGAAGGTATTGAATATATAACTCAAGGAATAGCAGCTACATTTGATTATATAGCAGGATCAGTAACTGGGATGTATGATATGCTTACAGGTGCTAACAGTGAAATGACACTTATGCAATCTATAATAGGAGCTATAGCTATTTCATATGGTCTTATTGCTGCATATAATGCTACTATTGCAGTATCTTCCGCAGTGAGGGCAGCTACAGAAGGAATGACATTAAAATCTTTAGCACTCCAAGTTGGTAAATACTTAATAATGTTACCTTTAGCTATTAGTAATGCTGTTGCCGCAATTACAGGAGCAAGTGCTACTACTTTAGGTGTAGCGGCAGTTATAGCTTTAGCAGCAGGTGCAGCAGCTTATGCCTTCTTAGCAGATGATTTAGTGTCAGAAGGTCAAGGTACTTCAGGGTATGGTAAACGTACTTTAATGGGCCCAGAAGGTGCAATAGCATTAAATAACAAAGATACAGTTATAGCAGGAACTAATTTATTCCCAAAAGGTGATGACGTTATGTCAGCACCAGCAGGCGAAATACAAATGCCAGCTCCAGCAGATAATAGTAGAATGGAAGGGTTATTAGAATCATTAGTTCGAGATCAAAGAGCAAGACCTGTAATAGCAAATCCAGGAGTGATACAAATACAATAGTATAATATTTATAATAAAAATTAATAATCATGAGTATATTAAAAAAACTAGAAAACGGAGACTCAACATTAACAGGACTTAATGGAAGTTCTCCAACACCATTAGACCAACAATTGTCTAAATTACACTTTGACTATTCTTTAGATGGAAAACCTTACGTAAAAGGTGAACCACAACCTACTCAATTAGGGGGTGAAATATCTGAAGGAGATAAGTATATGAACAACCAACCATCATAATAAATGGGTTTAGTTGATCTAAATACAGATTTTCCAAGCTTCTATTCCAACTCTAGTAAAGAAAGATTAAAGTATGGAAAAGACACTGTAGGCGGGGGATGGAGTGGACAACCTTATGTAACTAAAAATCCACCAAATGATTTAGAAGATATTTCTAGAACAGGAGGACCTGATTTTTTACTTAGGGGCGGGACTCTCTTTCCTGGAGCGGCTATAAATGATGTATCTAGATTAACAAAAATGTTTTTTGACTTTGGAGGAAGTGCAATTAATGGACCTTTATTTATAGTAAAGCAAAATGTATTATCATTATCTAACGTAGATACAACTACAGGATACATTAATTATTCTGAAGCAGCTAATACTGGTGGTGGAGGAAATGAAGAAGCATCATCTCAAACAGCTCTAAGTAGATTTATAAAAAACAATTTAGCTTTAAATCAAGGTATTTATACACCTTTATCTACATTAGCGGCAGCTGCAGGTATAGGGTTAGGAATTTATCCAAATAAACAAGGATTAAATCCATTTAACCCAATGCAAGGAGCATCTCCAAATGATGTTTCAACAGACCCTAATGGGCTAACATTACCTACTTATATTAAAATAACAAAGGGTGATGGAACATATAAAACGAAAAGTAGATTATTAGGGTTTTTACCTAAAATGGATAAAGTTGTAGGTGGAACAACAGGAGCAAATGATTTAAACTTATATTCATATACAGGGGGACCAGGTGCAACTTTAGGAGTAGGTAAAACTGATATTGATATGCTCCAATCCCAAAGAACAGGAGCAAATAACCCTTTAACTTTAACCACTTCACCTAAAATCACTTGGTCAGTAGGAAATACAAGGGGAGCAAATGGAACATTATTTTCTCCTTTTGGTCAATTTGCATCTAATTTTAATAGTAATTTAACTCCTTCTACACCCTCAATATCAAATACTCTTGGAAGAGGAAGTACCTCTTATACAATAACTAATATTAATCAAAGTCCAACAGTTAATGATGAAAGTTTAAATAATGAAATAAATAATGACCAATTTTTAAGGGTTGGTGCAAGTGTTGCCTATTTAGGAAATAGTTTTATTTTAGGTACAACTATTGATAATGCAAAATCTTCATTTTTACCTAACGGAAAAGCAAATAACCAGTTTAGCATTTATGATAATAATAACGATCCATTTTCATTAATAACTAAAACAGATAATAAAGCATTTAAAAGTGGATTAAATGAAAGAAATGCTATTTCAACATGGACTCATAAAGAATTTGAACAACAACCTAAAAATACAGGACTTGATTTAGAAAGTTTTGAAACTAAGATTCCTAATGTTGACAAAAATACTCAAATACCTAAATCTCCTTCTTATGTTAAGAAAAACATAGAAACTAGGGTTAATTTAGGAAATCCTGGAACAAGAGGTAATTTAAAAAGCTATAGTATAGGTAAAGATGGAACAGGAGTAGCTGAAAACCAACGTAATGCCTTAGATAAAATAACGGCTATGCCTTTATATAATTCTTCAAAAGTAACTCAAAGTTCAATTAAAAATGATTTAGTTAAATTTAGAATTGGAGTAATAGATAATAAAGACCCTAATTTAAAAACATATATTCATTTTAGAGCATTTATAAACAATTTTTCTGATAACTACTCAGCTAATTGGGGATCTCAAAAGTTTATGGGTCGTGGAGAAGAATTTTATAAATATGAAGGATTTGATAGAAATATATCAATGGATTGGACAGTAGCAGCCCAATCTAAACAAGAATTAATTCCAATGTATCAAAAGCTAAATTATTTAGCTTCAGTATGTGCACCTGATTATTCAAGTAACGGGTATATGCAAGGAAATCTTATTACATTGACAGTAGGAGGATGGTGCTACGAACAAACAGGAATAATGACAGGTTTAACTTTAGATGTACCTAACGATTCACCTTGGGAAATAGCAATAGATGATAAAGGGGATTATGATGCAAGTGTAAAGGAATTACCAATGATAATAAACGTATCAGGATTTGATTTTAAACCTATTCATAATTTCGTACCAAGAGTACAACAAAATAATTTTGCTAAAGGTGAATGGAATGATATGGATGCTAATTTTGTACGTTCATTTGGACAAGAAAGATATCTTGGTTTAACTAATGGAACTAATAGTAATTATGATAATGAGGGTGGAGCAATTAATTATCAAGCAATGCCAAAACAATAATGGGAAGATATACTCAAATACCAGTAAGAAAAAATAAAAAATACAAAACTGTAGTAGGTAAAAGGTACTACGGTACTACTAAGTACCCTCAAATCCCATTAAACTTTCAGGATACTTATGTAATTACTCAAATAGGAGATAGATTTGATATTTTAGCACAACAATATTATGGAAACCCTAGTTTTTGGTGGGTTATATCAACAGCTAATGAATCATTAAACCAATCATCATTGTACATAAAACCTGGTTTGCAAATCCGTATACCATCACAATTAGGAGCAGTGTTATCACAGTATAATGCATTAAATGGAAACTAAACGTTATGAAAGGAAATCTAATAGGAGAACAATTTGATTTTGGAGTATCAAAACAAATATATGCCCGACAAAAGACTCATGGTAGTGGATATGAAAATTCAAGAAACCCTGAAATAATTAGCTTATTAAATAATAAGAATGCTTATTTAAAAATGGCATCTTCTGTTTATGTAGTAGGAGATAAAACTAATGAAGAATTACTTCTTACACAAAAATCAAAAGATAAAGACGGTAAAGAAGTTATTAATAGAATAAGTATTGATACCGATTTAGATGATGATGGAATAGCTGATGGGTTTCAAAGATTAAAAGATATAGGAATCCCAGACCCTGAAAACTTTATAGGAAATCTTTTAGCACAACAAACAGTCTTATTTAACACTTTATCAACATTAAATCCTTCTGATGCTCCTAGAGCTGTAGATCCTGAAACTGGAGCATATGATAGAGATGCTTCTACATCTGGAACATATAATTTTAGATCAGGAGTAACTAATAGTAGTGCTTTATGGAATAATAATAGTTATGGCTTAGGGGGAACAAGTTTTGGTTTATCACCTGCACCCGGATTAATAGATGCTTCTATAGAATGTGTAAATAGAGGATCTGTACGAAAAGCTAAAGTTACACTTAAAGCTTATAATAAATTTCAATTTGAATTAATAGAATTAGTTTATATGAGATTAGGATTCTCTGTTATGTTAGAATGGGGATGGGATAAGTTTGTAGGTAATGATGGAACCTATAGACAAACAGAAAACACTATAATTGAAGATATTTGGTTTAGCCAAAATGGAATTACTCAGGTAGGAATGTCTCAACAAATTAAAAAATATAGAGAACTATATGACTATAATTATGATGCCTTTTTTGGTAAAGTAGCAAATTTTGAGTGGACATTTAATTCAGATGGTACTTATGATATTGGTTTAGATCTTATAACAATAGGTGATATAATAGAATCCTTAAATGTAATCACACCCTCAGAACAAATAACATCAGCAGATTTAGAAACAGAAACTCAAGGGGGGTTTTGGAGAAAAAATGGGGTAGTATTTGATAAATTAAAAGTAGATGGAGATGTTGAAGATAATAATATTATAGCGGGAGCAGGTAGTAATAAAATGTCATATCAATTATATGATGATATTAAAAATATAAATTTTAATCTAAATGAAACAGATGAACAAAGAAATTTTTATTCATTAGAGGGAGCAAGAGCTGCAGCTAATACAAAGGCCCATTTAGGCTACTCACCAGTTACTAAATCAAAGTATAATTATTTTATGACTTTAGGCCAATTAATGGCTTACATACAACAAAATGTAGTACCAACTGTTAATTCACAATCAGGAAAAAGTAGAAAAGCCTTAGAATTTGATTCTGGAGATTATAACTGTTTTAGTGTTTTTCCAAATATAATATCTTTAGATCCTAGAGTTTGTTTAATAAAACCTATGTTTTTTGACACTCAAAATGATGGAACTGTAATATTCACTCCTGAATTTTTAGAACCTTTAAAGGAATGTATATCACAAAATGGAGATGTATTGTTTGGAAGAATAATGAATATTTATGTAAATTATGAACATATAGCTTTATTATTAAATAAGGTAGATAGTGAAGGTAACGTACCATTATTTAAATTTTTAGAATCCTTATGTAGAGATATTAATAATGCTTTGGGAAATGTTTGTAGTTTAGAACCAGTTTTAAAAGATGATTATATAGTTACTATTATAGATCAAAACCCAATCCCAGGATTAATACCACCTGATAATTCAATACCCCTAGAAGTATTCGGGTATGATGTAAATAATAATACATCTAATTTTGTAACTGATATTAAATTTAATTCTAAAATAACACCTAAATATGCTACTCAAATATCAATTGGGGCTACAGGAGGAACTAGTAAAACTAAAAATGAAGATGCTACTGCATTTTCTAAATGGAATCAGGGGTTATTAGATAGGTTTGCTGCTCAAATAACAGATGCAAGAGGATCAAATGATAAAACAGATTTTGAAAAATTACAGGAAGCTTGGGATAATTCTGAAGAAGTTAGTGATGAGCTTGCAGATGCAAATTATAATGCTATATATATTCAAGCAGCATATGAGTATGAGGCTAAAAATACATATACTCCTCCAAAATTTAGAAACAAGGGCCAAAGTGTAGGTTCAGCAATTTGGGGAGTTGTATCAAACCCAATAAAATCTATAAAATCAGCTTATAATTATACCTCAAGAGAAGTAAGTGAAGCATATAATGCTAATGTTACAGAAAGAATGGCAGATGCAACTGCAAAAGCAAAAGCAGAAGAAGAAGCGGATGGTGTTGCTAAACACGTAAAATATTTAGGAGAAGAATTTTGGAATAAAGAATATAAAGAATGGCTAGAAATTGGAAAAAATCTTCAAAAAGCAGCAAAGGAAGCAGAAGCAAATGCAAAATTTACACAAGATGATTTTGAAGCGTTATTTGGTACTAATTATAATTTATATTTAATTAGAGCATTTGGGGGGCAGACAGAATTACCAAAAAATTTAAAAGGAAGAAATACTAATATATATAAAATGTCTTTAGCTTGGTCTATGTATACAAAAATAGATAGTGATTTTATAAACCAAGGCAAATCAGCATTTAAAGCTTATATGAATACTGAAACAGCTAGATTAATGAGGTTATACCAAAAACCCTCAGGAAAAATTGGTTTTATTCCTGTAGATTTATCTTTAACTTTAGATGGGATGTCTGGTATGCTTATTTATAATAGTTTACCTATTAGACAAGATTTTTTACCAAAACAATATGATAAAGCTCTTAAATTTGTAATAACAAAAGTAAACCATAAAATATCTGATAATACTTGGGAAACACAACTTAATACTTTAGCTACCTCTCCAGTTGAAGCCTTTCCTCTAGGTAAAGCAATTTCCTCAGATTTTACAAGTGAAGGAACATACCAAAAATATGAGGTTACAGGTGCTATCCCTTCAACTCAAGCATTTCAGATTGTAGATAATAGAAGAGGAGGAAGTGGTGGAAATGTTTCTATTGATTATATAGTATCACAAGTAAATGATAACCTTCAACCCCAATATAGAAAATTATTTAATGCTTTAAATGAAAAATATCCTGGGTATACTGCTTATGTAAATGCAATTGGAAGAACATTTTCTAAATCAGCTGAATTACAAAGCCAAGGTGCAAATGCTGCCCCAGGTAGATCTAAACATAACTATTATGCCGCTATAGATATGAACATATCAGACCCTAATGGTAGGACATTTAAAAAAGCAGAAAGAAAAATATGGCAAACATCTGGTATTGTTGATTTAGCAAAATCCGTAGGATTTGAATGGGGTGGAGATTTCGCTAAGTATGTAGATTCAATTCACTTTTACACACGATTTAATGTAGACACAGCATATAAAAATGCTCAATTAGATAATGCAGGTAAAAATGTAGCATCATGGGAAACTAAAGGAACAAAATTAACATAATATGTATTTTCCAAAAACTCAAATAATAGAAAATTTAAAAACCGAAGTAGGCGAATTTGTATTAGCAGATACAAAAGAACCATATAATGGTTTTTATTTTAAAACATCAAGTAATAGGTTTTATACTGGAAAAAATTACCAAGATGGACAAAACTATTTACTAGAAATATTATCCCCTGGAACATCAATACAAACACAATCTGAAATAGCTGCAGAAACAAAACCAGAATCTTATTATATTATAGATGATGCATATTATTTTTCTAAAGGATATTCTATAAATAGAAATAGCCCTGTAGGTCCAGTTCTAAGCACTCCTCAACCTACATTAAATGATTATAAAATAGGAGAATTTGTAAGATACTTTTTAAGAAAACCAAATGAAAACTATATTATAGAAGTGGATCAATTACAATATAATCTTTTTAATAATAGTGATGAATCCGTACAATATAAAGCTTATCAACCTTTATTAATGTCTTGGGTGTTAACAGGTACATCTTCAAAAGATGTAGGTGATGTTAATTTTAACCTAGCTAGCTTACAAGAATTTCAAAACAGTGCTTTTGGTTTTGTTTCTTACTTTAAAGGAAAATTTAACCAATATTATAGAAGCAATATAGTAGAGAATCTAACAACAGACGGTACTGAATTTAAAAATAAAAGGACAGGTAAAAATTATGTTGGGTCATATCACATTCACCCAACTAAAGGACCAATGGTTGGCGCTAAACATATAAATTCTCCTCATGATTATTTAATACCTATAGAAGAACTTCAAGCTATATCTACTGCTCCAACAGGAAGTGTAGAAGAAAGTGGAGGATATAGTGGAGGTTACTAAGTAATTTCGTATATTGGGTTTAAAATAAGGTTATATGTACTGGCTTATA